ATCCCTATAATTCAAATTTGTCCAATAATGTAAGCGGAAGATTAAAATTTTTAGATGAGATAGAACAATACCCACAAGTCTGCATTGTAGCAGGCGATGAATTTAGAGAATACCAACCTGGTGACTTTAAATGGAGATTGTTAGATTTAACAATAAGAGCATATATTAATGATAATAATGATGCTCAAGAAACATTAGCATTATTAATGGAAGATATCGAAAGAGTCATCGATGATAATGATAATTTAGTGTACGACGACAGTGTCGATCCAAATCAAAGTGCAACTTCTTTAACAATAGGAAGTATAAGTACTGATGAAGGAGTTATTGCTCCTTTAGGAATTGGAGAAATGACAGTCAGAGTACGATATTAGGAAACAGGTAAGGCACATAAAAATGTAGCCGCACCCTTTCCATTATAAAAACGGAGAAAGCAAAATGGCTTTAAATTTATCGAGAAATACTAAGGTATTTGTCAGCTCTGTAAATGGAGTACACGCAAGTGGTGGGTCAGTTCAAACTTTGGATTTAATTTCAGGAGTTAACGCTAATCACGCTGTGGGCGATGTTATTACTTTTGGTACAACCAGTGCATCTGGTTCAGGACTAAAAGCAATCGTTGCTGCTGTAAGTGGTGGAAAAGTTACAGAACTCTATTTACCAAATAATTTTAGAGGTTCTGGATTTGTAGACAATGAAACTGCAACTTCAACAGGATCTACTGGAAGTGGTACTGATGGACTTATAGTTACAGTAAATGGTGTCACAAGTACAACAACAACTGATAACTCAAGAGTAGCTTTAGGACTATTTAAAGGTAATGGTACTCATGATGGTAATGCTCAGGCTAAGAAAATCAACACTTTTAGAGTTGGTGTTCTAGATGGGTATAGTTTTTCACAAGGAAGTGAGAGCACAGACGTTACAATTAACGAAGCTGGTGCTACACCTAACCGTGGTTCAAAACGATTCAACGACTCTTTACCACCTGCAGAATGGTCTTTCGGAACATATGTAAGACCTTTCAAGCATGGAACAAACAGTTGGAGACAAAGTGGAGACATGGATATGGTAGAAAATATTCTTTGGGCTTCTATATCAGGTAAAGATATTACAGATGGTTCTTTAACTGGAACTTCTGCTCCATCAGTTACTGTAGATTCTACAGATGCTGATGTAACTTTTGAAAGATCAGAACATCATGAATTATTGAAACTTTCAATATTCTTTGCTCTTGAAAATACAACTTATCGTTTGAATGAAGCACAGGTAAATCAGTGTGAGATTGACTTCTCAATTGATGGTATTGCTCAGTTAACATGGTCTGGAAACGCAACAACAATTGACCAAGTTTCAACAGCAATCGAAGATCCTTCAAAAACACTTCATGCAAAACCAAGTGGAACAGACGTTTCAGTTACAACTGCTACTTATGTAGAAGGTTATAACTATGCTGATTGTACTGGACCAGACGATGCTGATTACTTAAGAAACAAATTGTCAACATTAACACTTGTTGCAGCCGCTCAAGGTGGTGGTGCAACTTCTGGTGGATTAGATGCAAGAACATATGATATCAACATTACTGGTGGTTCTATTACTATTGCTAATAATGTTACATATGTAACACCTGAAACATTAGGTATTATTGACAAACCAATTGGATCTTTTACAGGATCTAGACAGATTACTGGTAGCTTAACATGTTACTTGGATACAAAATCAAATGGTTCTAACCAATTACTTACAGACTTAGCTGGTGCAACCGACTTAGTTAGTAACGTATTTGATATGAGTCTATTTATGGGAGGCGCTTCAAGTGCTGTACCAGTTGTTGAATTTGATATTCCAAAGGCACATATGACTGTACCAACAATCGAAACCGCTGATCTGATCTCTACTTCAGTAGAGTTTGCAGCTCACGGATCAGACCTATTAACAGGCGACGAAATGACTGTAGTTTATAAGGGATTAACAACCCATTCAGACTCTCAGTACAGCACAGACAATACTG